CTGCATTGCAGCCATAACGTTAGGATTATTTCTAACTAGGTTAGTTGACATAAAATTTAAGTGCGCTGTAACGTGTGCTCTGTGATCTTGACCTGGAAACGCTTGGAATTGTTTTCCGCCTAACGCATCTATGTGTTCAAGACTCGGATCTTTAGGTGCAGTCGGTGGAGGTGGTGGTAAAATTCTATCTATATCTTTTATACCAAGTGCTTCATACATTTTTCTGTAAGCATTGTACAAATTATGTATTTGTGGACTAGCCATAGCTAGTTGTAAACCGGTTTGTGCTAAAGATATTCTTTGAGACATAGAAAATATGTTAGGATCTGCAACTGGCAGGACATCTACTCTATCGTCAAAATCTGTAACCTTAATATTTTTTTGTCCACCTACAACATCGTAAGGATATTCTGGTGGTAAGTATGTAGCAAAAACTTTTGCTAGTAATTTAAATTCTGATTTTAATCCAACATACAATCTCTTGTGGATAGCTGACATGACTCTTGAACCACGTTCTAAAAGAGCTACAGTCGTACCAACAGCCGCCTGTTGGTTCCCGTCACCGACTTGCATGTCAGCAATTGACGCGAATCTTTGTCCTGCTTGAACAACTATTCCCATCAACTGTAATAAAGTTGCTGATGGTTCTTTGTATGGAAGGAATACGAAGGCATCTTTTAGATTGCCACCCGGAGTATCTACATCTTTAAATTCTCCTGGCTGTATTGGTGTTGCATCGTCTTTTACTCTAACACCTCTTTGTTTAAAACCTGCGGGTAAGTTTGATAAAGTCCCTGCGTCTAACAATTGACGGAGAGCCGCCGTTGCCGTACGACTCAATCCGCCAATCATATGTATTAATCCAAATCCATAAAATCCTAGTCCTGGCAGAAATTTAAAGTGGACAAAATATTGGATTTTATTTTTAAGTGGATCATTGGGCGCATAGTTTCGTCTTACAGACAAAACTTTTTGACTACCTTCTTCGATTGTAACGACGTAAGGTAATTTTATTTCTGTTGGTTCACCATCTTCGCCAACATCTTCAAAACCTTCTAAATCTAAATTAACATGACACTCTAACAACGTGTAAAGTTTTTCTCCACCTGCTGTTTTAGCAAGTCCTTCCAATTCACGTTCTTTGTCTGTTACTTTATCCGCATCTGATACATCAGACGGTTTTGATAATTCTACATCTGAGTAAAAACCATTTACTTGTTGTTTTCGTAAATCATTCTCAGAAATTTTTATAACATGGATGACTGATTCCGCATCGTCTAATGAGGTAGCCGTATACGGAACAACAAGGTCATCTGCAGGGATAAACTTTGATACAGCTCTCCCTAATAAATCATCGTAGTAAACTTTTTTAAAAGTTGAACCTGCTAGAGGTAGATGAAATAACATCTGATCAAACTCTGGCTCGTATTCCTTCATTTGATCTAGAATTTGGTAATTCATAAAATCTTTTACTCTTTGTGCCTGCTGTTCTTTTGCAGGATTAGATACACCTAGCATTTGTGTTCTTACTGGTCCATCTGACGGTAATAATTCTTTATAAGCTAACGCTTGAAACTGTGTTACAGCTTCTGCTAACACTGGGTGAGTTGCACCACTTGCTCCTTGAAAAGGTTCGTTACGATTATCGTATTTAAAACCTAAAAGATCTAAACCATTTATATAAGATCTTTCCCAATCTTTTCTTGACGCTTTATAATCTTTGTAATCATTTCTAAGTTTTGATCCGATTGGATCTAAAGTTTCTTCTGGTAAAATATCTGCAAGATTATCAAAATGATTTTCTGTGCTTGCTTGATTTACAGCACTTGGATCAAAATCAATCGTTGCACCACCATCTTCTTCTGGTGTTACTTCTACCGGTCCTTTTTGTTGTTCTTGCTCCGCAACATCGACCTCTTGTTCCTGCCCAGGAACTTCTAATTTGGTACGAGTGTTCGGGAGAGCTTTATCTATATCTGCCATTTATTCTCCGTTATAGTTTTCTACCATTTTTAATTAATGAACGCAACCCTTGTGACATGGGTCCTGATTCTGGTGGTCTGCCCGATGTATCACCACCGGATAGTCCTGCTCTACCACCTGACGCTGCCATAAAATCTTCTTCACCTGCAATGTTTCTTTGTTGTGCACGAATTGCTTCGTCAGCTGCAATCTGTTGATTAATTCTATCTTGTTCTGCAAAAGCTGTACTAACAGATTCTGAAGGAGGTCCTCCAACAAATTGATCATAAAGAGGACTATACTCATCATATTGTTTGTTAAAAGTTTTTGCTCCTGCTAATGGGTCACCTCTTCTTCCTTTACCTATGTTTTTGTAAGCAATAGGTAAAGACTCATTTAATTCTAAAAATCTATTTACATCTTTTATTTTTTGTTGATCTAATTGTGACATACCATCTTTAGTTGCGTACTCTGCAAACTCTTCTTCTGCACTTTGACCGACACCAGGAATTAATCCTAGTAAACTATCTCCTAATAATCTTTTACCACTCTTACCTTTGCCATAACCAGGAACCGCCATTGCAACTTCAAACACAGCCTCTGCAGCTATACCATAAGGCCCTAAAAGTTTTGCTAAACCTGCTCCAGTTCCAAACCTTGCAACCTTAGACGCATTTTTTGCAATTCTTTCAGCAGCTTTACCTTTAATTTGTCCTTGCTTAACAGCGTTAGTTTCTTTAACGAGGTTATCCATAGCTTCGCCAATAGGACAAGTGCCTGGTTGTTTACCATTTTTATTTCCACAAAAAAGATCTTTAATTTTTTGTTCTTGTTTAGGGTTTAAAAATTCTTTAGCAGTTTCCATTGTTGCTTTACCTTTTTGTAAAGATAATGGTCTAGCTCCAGTTTGAATAACAAAATTTTTATTTTTAGCTAGATCTAAAATATTTTTTTGTGCTTCTTCAGAAAAACTACTTAGATTTCTAATATACTTACTAGGATTTTTTATATCATCTCCAGTTACTGTAGACCTTATTAATGGAACATCTATTTTAGTTTCTTTCATAAATTTTCTAGCTGATGCATTATAAGCTTTTATTTCTTTAGGAGTAGCAGTTCCGTCATAAACTTTATTAATTATTTCATTAAAAGGTTTATCAATTTCAGCAGCTTTTCTTTGGTTTAATTTTGTAGGTAATATTTGTGTTGCTTCTGTGTAACCAGGTAATTTATCATAACTTGCAGTTAAACCAACAGCCTCATCGATAACAGATCCTGCGATATCTGAATCTGCTATTACTTCACTAAGCATTCTTCTTAAACTCATTGAGCTACCTTTTTTAAAATTTAAAAGATTATCTCTAATATTAAATTTTAATTCTCTAACGGCACCATCTTGAAAACCAAATGTGCTTGATCTATCTTCTATACTATCTAATATTTCAAAAGCTTTATCTGCTGAAGGGTATTTAAAATCTGGTATTTTTACACCTGCTCTAGTTCCTGTTTTTAAAACATCTAAGTATTTTAAAACATCTGCTTGAGTATCTTTCATAGCTCTAACAGAATTAGAAGCACCTTTACCGTACAAACGTTCTGCTAATTCCTCTATTCCTACATCCGGGTCTAACATAAACTCTTTATTTAAAAGTTTGACGGCATCAAAAGTAGATTCTACTTTAGCTTTTGCTGAACCTGCTGTTCCTTTTGCTTGTCTAAAAGATTTACCATCTATGGTGCTAAGATTATTTACTTTATCTTCCCCTATTAAATTTTTAATATCTATTGTATCAAATATTTTTTGATTAACGTTTGTAACTTTTTCTCCTTTTAAATATTTAACAACATCTCTTGCTAATAAGTCTAATCCTGATTTAGCACCACCAGCTTTACTTGTTTTACCAAACCATTTATTAGGAGTTAAATCTTTTTCTTCTATAAGATTTAAAAGTTGTTGTAAGTTATTTGCACCTTTTTTAGTTAGCCCTGTAACTGTTGCATCAAATTTCTTTTTTCCAAAATTAAAATTGTATGGTGTAGTAGAAGTTCTAGGTGTTCTAACATCACGTTTTTGTGAAGTAGTTAAATTATTATATTTTTTAACACCATAATCTTTAATACGTTTTTGTACATCTTCTGGATAATCTTTAATACCTTTATACCCGGGCCGTGATCCGTCGGCATTGGGTTGTACTAACTGGCCTTGTGCGTACATGTTCCGTGGTTCTTGGGCCATGGGCCTTTGATCTTGGACAAACTGATCAAACGCACCTCTAGAGTTTGCAGGTGCAGTTTCTATTCTGCTTTTCCAAAATTTATAATCATTAACTTTCATTACTCACCTAACATTCTAGCGATACCGCCTGATGCTTTTTTAAGTGTTAAAGAATCGGAATCACCTACTTCTTCTAAAATTTCATCTATGCTATCTAAGCCATCTTCAGAATCTCTTAATTTACCATCAGCGTCTGGTCTTACTGTATACTCATCATACTCAGGAGGAGGTTTTTTACCTTTAGTCAATTCATCTGCTTGACCTGGTTTATAAACTATATACTCATCTGATATTATACCGTCTTGATCGTAGAATACACCTT